GATTTACAACAAACACTGGAACTGTAACTTCTGTTTCTGGTGGAAATGGATTAACAGGATCTGTCACAACATCTGGATCATTAGCTGTCGGAGCTGGTACAGGAATTGATGTCACTGCTGATGCAGTTGCTGTTGATGTATCAGACTTCATGACCAATGGATCCAATAATAGAGTTCTTACTGCAACAGGCACAGATGCTATGAATGCAGAAGCAAACATGACATTTGACGGTTCTACATTGACTGTCACAGGAGCAATTACTACTACAGGAAATGTCACATCAGATCACGTTTTACCTAATACTTCTGATACATTTGATCTTGGAGCTTCTGACAACGTTTGGAGAAACGTATACACTGGTGACTTACATTTATCTAACGAAGGAAAAGAAGAAGGTAATGCTATTGATGGTACAAAAGGTAACTGGACTATTCAAGAGGGTGCTGAACATTTATATATTTTAAATAATAAGTCTGGTAAAAAATACAGATTCAAATTAGAAGAGATGTAATGATATTTAATTTTGACAAAAAACATTACGATAGTGAAAAGTTATCTGATCAAGGTAAAGTGTATTTACAAAAATTACAAAACATTGTTGTAAAGAAAAATCAATTAAGTTTAGAATTTACTGATTGCGAAGTTTTACAAAAACACTACTCTGATCTACTTAGCAAAGAACTTCCAGAGGAAGAAAAAACTACCTCTGAAATGTTAAAAGAAGGATTCGATCAAGAACAAAAAGGAGCCTAGTCTATGGCTTTTGGTAATACCGCATATTCTGAAGCGGCCTTTTCAGCAGAAGATAATAATGCCATTGCTTATCCTCAAGGTAATGTCCTTACAGGATCAATGGGTGAAGAGTCCAATGTTGGTGATGCGAATGTAAATGTTACAGGTATTCAAGCAACAATTACAAATTCAGGTGCTGTTGCCGGATCTTCTGTATTAGTTAGTGTAACCGGTTCTCAATTAACCTCATCAATTGGTGAAGAAGATATTAATGTAGGTGTTCCTGTTACAGGTTCTCAGTTATCTATTACAAACAAAACTTCTACGCAAGATACTTTGACTGCTTTTGGAGAATCTCCTTTTGCAACATTAAGTCCTAGTACCTTCAATATACCAAGCGTTCAAATTGAAACAACAACAGGTGCGGGACAACTTCCAAGCTTCTTATTACAAACTTCTGTAGGAGATGAGGTTGTTACAGCAGACGCTAATGTTCCAGTAACAGGATCTGAGCTAACACTTTCAACTAATGATGTAACATTTGAAATAACTGCTGATATAGATGTAACAGGATCACAAGCAAACATTTCACTTGGAACTTATTCTGTTTCTGCTGATGGTAATGTAAGTGTTATAGTTACAGAGCATGATATAGTTACATCGATTGGTTCGGTAACTACAACTGCAAATGCTGATGTTTCTGTATCAGGAGTACAATTAACAGGTTCTGTTGGTGATTTAAGTTTTAGTGGTAATGCAATTGTAGAACTTACCAATTTTTCAGGGCCTAAATTCTCAGCGGAAGGAAATGCTGCACTTTCTACTGATCAAGCTAAGTTTGGAGTATCCTCTTTAGAATTAGACGGAACTGATGATTCTGTAGACAGCACAACGAATTTAGATCTAAGCTCAACAGATTTTACAGTTGATTTATGGATTAGACCTGACAACGTTACAGGTTACAAAGGTATTTGGCAATCAGGAACAAGCACAACAATGCAATCCTATTTATTAGGCAACGCAGTTTATTGGAGTGTAAATCCATCAACAATTATTACTACTGCAGTCACTGTTAATGCAAATGAGTGGACTATGTTGTCTTATGAAAGACAAGGAAACACTCACAGAATATATAAAAACGGAACTTTAGAAGATACAGCTACCACGGGTAATAAACAGGATAACGGTCCATTTACTATTGGTAAAAATGGCTTTGGTGATTTTGATGGTTATATAGATGAAGTAAGAGTTTCAGATATTGCAAGATACGAAGGCTCTAGTTTTACAGAACCTACAAGCGAATTTTCAGTTGATTCAGATACAATAGCTCTTCTTCATTTTGATGGAGCTGATGGATCTACGGACATGATTAATGCTGTTAATGAACAGGCTTTAGTTTTAGAAACTAATATTGGGGATGAGTCTGCATTTACAGATCATACTGTTGAAGTTACCGGTCAACAATTAACAATGTCTATGGGAGAAGAAACTCCTGCAGCAGATGCTAACGTTCAACTAACAGGTATTCAATTAACTGGTTCAGTTGGAACAGTAGATGCTGTAGCTGTGTATGAGGTCACAGGTGTTCAAATGTCCACTTCTGTAGGATCTGTTACAGTAACAGGAACCGCTAATGTAAATATTACTGGAATTGAGTTACAATCTAGCGCTGGAAACGCAAATGTTACAGCATGGGCAGAAATAGATACTGGAGTGTCTAATGTTTGGACTGAGGTTGATAGAGCAGCCTAAAAAGGATATAATAGCGACATGTCATCAACATATACTGATCTTGGAATAGAACTAATGGTTACAGGTGCCAACGATGGTACTTGGGGAACTAAAACAAATACAAATTTAGAAATCATTAACCAAATGCAAGGTTATGTAAATAAATCAATTGCAGGCGGTGCGCAAACAACAGCATTGTTAATAGCTGACGGATCCACATCTTCTTCCGATGCAAGAAATTTAATTATAGAATTATCTGGAACAATTACAGGAAACCAAATTGTTACAGTTCCGGATAGCATAGAAAAATCTTATATTGTTTATAACAATACTTCTGGAGCATTTACTGTTGAGTTTAAAACTGCAGGTGGAACTGGTCCCACGTTTTCAACTACAGATAAGGGGATTAAAATTCTTTACAGTAATGGAACAAATATTATTGATGTAAATGCTAATTTAGGTGCTATCACAACAGGAGCAATAACTTCAGAAGCAATTACAGCCACAGGTAATATACTACCTGGTGCTAATGACACTTATGATTTGGGAGCTTCTGGTAACGTTTGGCAGAATGTTTATACTGGGGATTTACATCTTAATAATCAACATAAAACAGAAGGTAATATAGTTGATGGAACAAAGGGGAGCTGGACTTTACAGGAAGGTTCTGACGATATATACTTAATTAACAACAAATCTAATGAAAAATTTAGATTAAAATTAGAAAAAATTTAAAGGAGATACTATGGGTATTATTTCAAACGGAAATACAGTAATTGATAATGGCGCAATTGATGCGAATGAAGTTGATACTACGCAGATAGCAAATGACGCTGTAACTGCTGACAAACTTGCTGACACTGCCGTAACTGCAGGATCTTACACAACTGCGGACATTACTGTTGACGCTCAAGGAAGAATTACCGCTGCATCTACTGGATCAGCTGGTGGTGCAAACATGGTAGTTAAAGCTTACAACTTAGGTCCTTCATCTGGAAATTACACTTCAACTGCGAATGCAACTAAATATTATGCATATGTAGCAGCAGGAGGAGGAGGTGGAGGTGGATCCGCACCGATTAGAGCTGGCGGAGATGGTGGAACGGGTGGTTTTGGTTTTTACTCAGGTTCTTTAAGTGCTTCAACTTCATACCCATGGTCTGCAGGAGGACCTGGAGGCGGAGGCGGAAATAATTTTGGTAATAGATGGGGGAATGCTGGTAGTTCTGGAGGTAACTCAAATATATCTGGTTTGATGACTGTTAATGGAGGTAATGGTGGAAATCTAGTAACACCTTACACTGGAGGTAACCCTGGAAATTCAGGAAACACACCTGGGGCAACGTTAACTAATTTTAACAGACGACAGTTATTTGCAACTTCACAACCTGCTAACTCTTTTACACCTGCAGGTTTGGGACAAGCTGGAGAAGGAGGAAATCCAGGTAACACATGGGTTAGCCCAAATCACCTAGGTAGCCCTGGTGGTGCAGGATGTGTTGTTTTATTTGTAGATGAAGGATAATAAATATGGCTTATTTAATTTTTAATAGTGATAACTCTTTATATAGAATTGCTGCTAATGATACAGATTTAGGTAATTTAAATTTACCAGATCCTATTAGCCCATCTTATAATGTTCAAACAATTACTGATTCTGATTTTGAATCTGTAAGAAAAAATTTAAAAACAGTTTCATATGATGGTACAACAATAACCTACAATGATGAAACTTGGTTGTTTCCAAATTCAGATAACTTGCAAAGTTATTTTATGAGTATTATTTATGATAAATGCAATGCTTTTTTAACTAATAATGAACCTACTCATGGTATGTATAATGAAATTAAAACTTACAAAGCAACTGTAAAAACGTTCGATAAAGATACTTTAACTTTTCCAATGAATATTAGTTGGGAAGAATATTGCTCTAATAACTCTATAACTTATTATCATCCTTTACAAATACCTTAATATTAACTATTAAGGTGTATGTTTGAAAAAAAAATTACTTTCAAGTGTAGAGAAGAATATTTAGCGACTAACCCTCCCAAACCAGAAATTGCAAAATTAAATATTCCAGATTGGTACAAAGATCTAGAGCATAGTGTTACTAGTAGAACTATAAAAGGTTGTATGCCTTTTTTAGATTCTTTAACAACGGGTTATATTTTAAAAACACCAGTAGAACTATATTTAAAACATAACTATTATGAAGAAAATACAAGAAAAACTGATTTAATTTCAGGCACAAATCCAGTAAACGTCATTGCACAAACACAAAATATTAATTTGGTATCAAAACCAGAAACACATATTGTAAAACAATTAGGAAGTAAATGTCCAATAGTTCATAAAAACAAAGATCTACCAGTTCAAAAAATTTTAAACCCTTACACTATTACTACTCCCCCTGGTTATTCGTGTTTGTTTGTTCCTCCTTTAAATAACTCTGATGATCGATTTTCTATAATTCCCGCAATTGTAGATACCGACAATTTTCCATCTGAAATAAATTTTCCCATTGTTATTAATGGTGATAAGTATCCTATTTTGGATACATTAATTAAAATAGGAACACCTTATGTTCAAATTATACCTTTTAAAAGAGATAATTGGAAAATGAATATAGAAACTGAAACACAAGAAGAAAATGATTTAATAAGATTTAAACAAGAAAAGTTTGTATTAAATAATTATAAACAAAGATGGTGGGTAAAAAAAAGATGGAAATAAATACTAACCAATTTGATTCAGAAAAGTTGAATAGTTATATTTCTATATTTGATAATGTTTTTCCCACAAATGTATTAGACACTTTTATAAAAGTGTGTGAAACTCAAAAAGAGTGGCAAGATGCAACAATTGTAAATGAAAAGTATCCTGACACAGTTGTTAATAAAAAAACTAGAAATACAAAAGTTTGGCAATTAAATAATATATTTGGAGAAAGTAAAACTGAAATACATTGGTCAAATTTGTTTATAAAAATTTTTAATGATTATACAAAAAAATATCAACAAAGATTAAACGTTGAACCTTTTCCATGTAAGGTAAACACTGTTCAAGCTTTAAAATACGAACCGGGTGGTTTTTTTCAATTGCATTCAGATCATGGATTTAAAACTCCTAGAACTTTAAGTTTTATTTATTTTGTGAACGATAGCTACGAAGGAGGTTCTTTAATATTTGCAACACCAAATAGAGATAAAGATTTAGAAATTGATAAAAAAAAGAATAGATTAATTGTGTGGCCTAGTAATTTTTTATATCCACATACTGTAAAACCAGTTGAAAAAGGAATACGTTATACGGTGGTAGCATGGGCTCTTTAAAAAAAAATAAATTTAAAATTGTTAAAAATTTTTTAACACAAGAGGAACGTAAACTGTTATTAATATATACAGAAATAAAACACACAACTAATCAAAAACATTTTGATCTTGTACAATCAAACACCTTTGATACAAAATTTTATGGAGATGCAATTATGGATTCTCTTTTACTTTCAAAACAAAAAATTGTAGAAAAAGAATTTAACGGTGATCTTAAACCTCAATATTCTTTTTGGAGAATGTATACAAGGTGTGCTGTTTTAAAAGAACACACAGATAGACACTCTTGTGAAGTAAGTGTTACTGTCTTTTTAGGTAGTGACGGAACACCGTGGCCTATTTACATGGATAAACAAAGTTTAGAACTTGAACCTGGGGACGCTGTGGTTTATCTTGGATCTGAAATAAAACATAAAAGAGAAGAATTTACTGGTGATTGGCATTCACAAGTATTTTTACATTACACAAACGCTAATGGTCCATTTAAAGATATTGAAAAAGATGGGCGACAATACTGGGGGTTAGAAAATGCAATTTAGACAAAATATTGAAAACGGTTCTTGTGATCTTATTTTTAGTGAAGAAGAATTAGAAGTAATAAAGAAACATGGGAAGATTCATTTTTCTCCTGAGGTGCTTAAACATTTTGGAAATACTTTAATGAAAATTGTAGCAGATTTTAATATGCATTTTAATGAAGATTTAAAAAATAAAAAAAGTAAAGATGATATGATAGTAGAGGGTGATGATAAATTTAATAAATAATTTCATTAACAGTACAAATTTTCAATCAATAATTAATTTAATTACCAATAAAAACTTTCCTTGGTTTATTAAAACTTTTGATAAACATATAGAATTTAATCATACTTTAAAAAATAGTATGTTTGCACCACCAATAATTGAAGAAATTCTTAAAAAAATAAACGCGACAAACTTATATGATGCAAAAATAAAATTAATTACAAAAACAGAAAAATCATTAAAGTTATCTACCTATAATGAATATGATAAAAATTCTAAAAAACGTTGTGCCATTTTTTATTTAAATTCTAATAATGGTACTACAAATATTAGTGGTAATAAAAACATTCAGTCTACAGAAAATTCTATATTAATTTTACCTTCAAATACTAGTTTTTATGAAACAACTTGCACAGACAAGGCTTGTAGGAAACTTATACATATTATTTACGATTAATCACTGTATTCACTCGAAGCCCTTAAAGTGTTATAATTCTCTATGCCTTTAACAAACATACAAATAGCACCAGGATTCAATAAACAAGTAACAGAGACCGGAGCAGAAGGTCAATGGACTGATGGAGATTTTGTAAGATTTAGATATGGTTCTCCTGAAAAAATTGGTGGTTGGGAACAAATTACATCAGATACTTTAGTTGGAGCTGTTAGAAAACAACTTGTGTGGGCTGATTTAGACGGAAGAAGATATGCAGCTTTAGGAACTAACAAAGCTTTGTTTATTTATTATGAAGGTGGCTTTTATGATATTACTCCTTTAGATACAGCACTAACAGGTTGTACATTCGATACCACAGATACTTCAGCAACTGTCACCGTAAATAAAACAACTCATGGTCTATTGGCAGGAGATCTGTTTACCTTTACATCTGTAACTCCTCCAAGTGGTGCGGGATATGTGGCATCTGATTTTGAAACAAATACATTTGAAGTAATTACATCTTCAGCGAACAGTTTTACAATTACAATGGCTAATGCTGCATCAGCAACCACCTCAACAAGTGGTGCTGCCACAGTGAACCCATATATTAAACCAGGTCCATTAAATGCAACAGCAGGCTATGGTTGGGGAACAGGCACATGGGGACGAGGCACCTGGGGATCACCTTCAACAGTCAGTAATTTAATCATTGATCCCGCTTCATGGTCAATAGATAATTTTGGTCAAGTCATGATAGCCACTATTAAAAATGGAAAAACATTTTCTTGGAATCCTATAAATGCAGATACAAATGCTTTAACTACAAGGGCGGTTGTTGTTAGCGGAGCACCAACAAGATCAGTCATGTCTATTATATCCGATAGAGATAGACATTTAATAGTGCTTGGAACAGAAACAACAGTTGGAGATGACACTACACAAGACAAAATGTTTATTAGGTTTTCTGATCAAGAAAATATATCTGAGTATGCACCAACATCAGTTAACACCGCTGGTACTTTTAGGTTGGACTCTGGGGTAAAAATTGTAGGAGCTGCAAAAGGTAAAGATTATATTTTAATTTTAACAGATACTTCTGCATATGTTATGCAGTTTGTTGGACCACCTTTTACTTTTTCTATTAGACAAGTTGGAAGTAACTGTGGATTAATTGGTCAACACGCTCTACATTATGTTAATGGAAGAGTTTGGTGGATGGGACAAGCAGGAGGTTTTTTTGTATTTGATGGAACAGTTAAATCAGTTCCATGTTTAGTTGAAGATTTTGTATTTACTAATACAGGAAATAATTTAGGAATTAACTATAGCGCAGGAGAACAAGTATACGCAGGTCTTAATCATTTATATGAAGAAATAAATTGGTTTTATCCTAAGAATGGATCTGAACTAGTTGATAGAGTAGTGACATACAATTACACAGAAAATGCTTGGACAACAGGTTCTTTAGCAAGAACTTCTTTTCACGATTCAACTTTATTTGACAATCCTTATGCAACTGAGTTTGATGACTCAGCGGTACCAACGTTTCCTACTATTCAAGGGGTTACAAATACAAACGGTGCTTCTACTTACTATGCTCATGAGGTAGGTGTAAATCAAGTTGATAGTTTAGGTAACAAAACAGCAATACCTGCATTTATACAATCAGGAGATTTTGATTTGAGTGTTGGTGGTGATGGGGAGTTTTTTATGAGTATGAGAAGATTTATTCCTGATTTTAAAAGACTTGAAGGTAATGCACAAATTACAATAAATTTAAGAAATTACCCAACAAGCACAGCAGCAAGCTCACCTTTAGGGCCATTTACAATAACAAGCTCTACTGATAAAGTAGATACACGTGCCAGATCTAGATTTGCTAGTGTGAAGGTAGCTAACCTTTCAACAGATCAAAGTTGGAGATACGGTACTTTTAGAGCTGATGTACAACCAGATGGAATGAGAGGATAATGGACCCTATTACACAAAGAATTCTAGATCAACAGAGAGCCATCACACAAGATCCTAACTTTAGTGGCTATGAACCATCTAATATAAATGGCATTGCAGCTATTAACACTGCACCCGTTAATGAAAACCTCATGGTTGAAGATAATCTTGTGGGACAAACACCACCAATAGATGTTAAGGGGTTAGCAAAGAATGTTGGTAAAAAATTAGTTACAGATTTTGCTGTTAGAAAATTAGGACTCGAGGGATTAAGAGGCAATATATTGAAATCAGTAATTGGAGGAAATGCAATTGGTTTTTCAAATCCTCTCACAGCAGCCTTTACAGTAGGTTCCATGTTACCAGATTCAGTAAAAGGAATCGCTGGTATCTTAAGAAACAATAGAGCACAAAAAGCTATTGAAAGAGATATTATACGAGACATGCAAGGACAAATAACTACAATTAATCCACGTATTACAAACATGCAATCAACTGGAGACAGAAATAGAGGAGATAGACCAGGAGGAGCAGATTATTCAGCTCCGAAATCAAGTCCTTCACCATCACCAAGATCTGAAAGACACAGTGGTGGAGCAGGCGGATTACACTCAGGATATTAATAATGGCTAGAGTAGATATACTAATACCTGAACCCACTCCTGTATATACTGAAGAAAATCAAAGACAGGTAACACAGTCTTTACGAACGATGCAAGATAAATTAAATACATCTTATCAAGAAGAATTAAAACAAGAAGTTGAGAGAATGAGTTGGTATAGTATAAGGTTTGGTTGTTAATGAGTGATTGTAATAATGTAAATCCGATAACAGGTGGAAGCACAGTTGGTGACATACCTTTTTATTTAGCTGTTCAACAAGGTAAAGTTCCTGGTTATACAATGGTTAATAAGTTTGGATACAATCCTAGTATTGGTTCAGGTTCTTTTGAAACTATTTGGGAAACAGGAAACAACTATCCTTGGCAATCTTCGGCAGTTACTGTTGATGTTGTTAGTGATGATACTAATGATGATGTAGCAGGAACTGGTGCTAGAACTTTGAGAATACAAGGTTTGGATGGTTCTTATAATTTGGCTGAAGAGACAGTTGATATGGATGGAACAACTACAGTTACAACTACACAAACTTTTTTAAGAGTATTTAGAATGTCTGTAGAAACAGCAGGATCTTCTGGAAATAATGAAGGAACAATTACTGTAACTTATACAGGTGGATCAGATGTTGCTGCAACTATATCGGAAGGTAATGGACAAACACTAATGACATTATATACAATACCTGCAGGCTATACTGGTTATTTATTATCAATGAATATATCATCTGGTAAAGACCAAGAAATGGAATTTAAATTTATACAAAGAATAAATGAAGGTAGTAATGGAGCTTTTCAAACAAAACAATTTTTAGATGTTAGAGGTGGACAGACAACTGTTATCTTTAATGCAATCAATGTAATACCTGAAAAGTCAGATATCTATGTTTCTGGAAAGGCAAGTTCTACCTCTTCTGCTTCTGCTTCATTTGATTTATTATTAGTACAGGATGGATATTAATGGCAAATTTTTATAATAATACCTTCTACGATCCGACAGGAACAACTGCTGAAACTGTTTACACAGCTCCATCAAATGCAAGGGGTATTATACAAAACATACAAGTAACTAATGAATCAGGAAGTAAAGTAGTAAAAGTCGCAGTAACAGATTCTTCTGCTAGTACAACATACCAAGTGGCTTACGCCAGTATCACTGGTCCTACTATTTGTAATTTAGCAAAAGGACCTATCATTTTAGAAGAAGGAGATTCTATATCTATCGAAACTTCTGATATATCTGGTATAAGTGCAACGTTATCTATATTAGAAATATCAAGAGAAGATCAGAATGGCTAGAAAATTTAAAGATTTCGTAGAAAGACCAAAACCAAGGAAACGTCCTGGTCGTCATAAAAAAAGACTTAACAAAAATGAGAAAAGAGATTATAAACCATATAACAAACAAGGAAGAAAACAATGAGCGATCTCGTAAAAATACCTGCAGAAGCAAAAGAGATTATCAAACACAAAAGAACAGGACAGGTGTATGCTACTAAAGCTGATTTTGATGCTGATGTTGCTGATCCCAATACTGATACTTCTGTGGATGATTTTAGACAAGACCTTGAAATAAAGGTGACAAAAGTTTCTATGGGTGCTAAAACAAAAGAATAATGAAACTAAAAATCATTGATGAATTTTATAGTGCCAGTGATTTTGGACTAGTTTTAAGTGAATTTATAAATCAACACTTTCAACCAACATATCAATCTAAAGCTTCTCTTTATGGGGGTGATAGATTTCAAGGATATCCATGTCATGAAAGCCCTGATTATTATTATGATAAAAATCCTATATCTATAGGTAATATTTTAAAAAAAACTTTTGAAGAAAAAACTCAAATAAAACTTTTATATTTTAAAACTTTTTTAAGAAAAATTAAATTACACGAATTTAAAAAAGCAGCCTCTTGGGGACAACACAAACCGCACAAAGATAGTAAGACTGATTGCGACATTGCAGGAATTATATATTTTAATTCTGGATCAATAAAGGATGGAACAAATTTATATTCTAAAGTGTCTGATTATGTTCCTACAGTTATTGTTGGCTCTAATCCTAATAGATGTGTTTTTTACGACTCTAGCATACCTCATCAACCTGGAGAATTTCAAGAAATAGAAGACAGATGGGTTCAGTGTTTTTTTGGAATTACAGATCCGGAACTTTATAAAAAATTTAAAGAAAACAATGAAACCTAGAGGTGCTACAGAATTACAAATGGAAATGCTGCATAAGCATGTTCCAAAAGAATTACTCGATCAAGTACAAATTTGTACTTCTATTCCAGGCAAAGTTCCGATTGATCCAAACAAACTAAACATTCTTTGGCAAAAAAATTCTTGGGATCAACCCAATCTACAACCTTTTTTTAGAAATAAAGAAAGGCACAAAGAATACGATTGGTACGTATTTAATAGTCATTGGAATTATGAAAAATTTAGATACGCTTTCGATATTCCAACAGATAGATCGGTCGTTATTAAAAACGGAATTGAAACTTTTCCAAAAAGAAAAATTTATCAAAAGGGTGATCCAATAAAATTAATTCACCACTGCACACCATGGAGAGGTTTGAATGTAGTGCTTAGAGCTATGCAAGAAATTAAAGATACTTCAATTACTTTAGATGTTTATAGTTCAACACAAGTTTACGGTGATGACTTTAAGAAACAAAATGATGATCAATTTAAACCACTATACGAACAAGCTGAACAATTATCTAATGTAAATTATATTGGCTACAAACCTAATGAATATATAAGAGAAGTAATGCCAAGTTATGATATGTTTGTATATCCATCAATATTTGAAGAGACCTCCTGTGCGTCTGCTTTAGAGGCATTGGCTTCTGGTGTTCATGTTATTAGTAATAATTTTGGTGCTTTATATGAAACATGTGCTGAATGGCCAGTGTACGTTAATTACTCTACAAATTATGAAACAATGGCTAAAGATACTGCAGCAGCAATTGAAGTAGCAGCTGGTTATTTACATGAATCATTCATACAAGAGCATTTAGAAGAACAACAAAAATTTTATAAAAGATTTTACAACTGGAATAAAAAGGGAATGGAATGGGCAAGCTTTTTACAAGGAGCCTTAAATGCAAGAAAATAAAACTTATGTAAATGAAGACACCTATCAAACCCTAAAAGACGTACAGGTAAAACCTTTAAATACTCCTCAACCTTACGAAAAAAGTATTCAACCACTTTGGAAAACGGATACCGGACACCGGAAAAGTAAAATATCTTTGTTTGTTGCAACACCAGTACATAGCGATTGTTCAATTCATTACGCACAAGGTTTGTTAGAATTACAAAAAATGTGCATGGAGAAAAAGGTTGATGTGCAATTTCAATTACTTAAATCATCTTTAGTTACACAAGGAAGAAACTTGTGTGTATCAGGCTTTATAGAATCTGGAATGACACACATGTTATTTGTTGATTCAGATATATTGATGAATGCAGAGTCTATTTTTAAAATGATAGACAGAGATAAAGATGTTATTTCAATTCCGTATCCACTTAAAACATTTAATTGGGATAAAGCTTTTGATGCAATTAAAAAAGGTGAAGTAAAGAAACCATCTGATATTCACAAATGGACCAATAGTTATCCTATGAGAGTAGGAGACACTAACGATATTGTGGTAACGGAAGGTGTAATAGAAGTAACACATAGTCCAACAGGATGCATGTTAATTAAAAGAGAAGTATTTGATAAAATGATTAAACATTATCCAGATAAGGGTATAGTTCAAAAAACAGTTATTAACGGTGAGTATGTTAACAGACCTCATCTATGGAACTTTTTTGACTGTATTCATGACCCCGAAACTAAGACATATTTAGGTGAGGATTTTAGCTTTTGTAAGCTATGGAAAGACATAGGCGGTAAGTGTCATGCCTTTATTGATGATCCCATTATGCATATTGGAGAGCATCAGTATACAGGACGTTTTGCCGATGAGTTGATAATACCTAAGTAAAATGGTAATATTGGAAACTTAAGATCTTAAATTGGAGAATTAATAAATGTTACAACTTTTACCCTATGCACTAGCAGCTTATGGCGGAATTCAAGGATACAGAGGCGCAAGAGATGCAGGTGTTGGAGGATTAGGTTCACTAGTTCAAGGTGCTTTAGGAGCATATGGTGGATATAATTTAGGACAAGTAGGTGGCTTTGCAAAAGCTGCTGGCTTTGGTTCAACTGTACCAACGTTTACAAATATGCCGGGAATATCTTCAATACCAGGAATTTCTAGATTTCAAGCACCACAACAAGTTTCTAAATTTTTAGGAGTAGATAAAGATGGTAGTATGGTCCCTAATCCTGCATTTAAAGAAACTGAAAAAGCAGGTAGCATATTAGACTTAGTAAGAAAAGAACCAGGAGGAGATTATGATCCAATGAAAGTTGCGATAGCAGCTGGTGGTATACCTTTTTTAGCAGGAGCTTTTAACCAAGCACCAACTGATGTTTACACTCCTGGCTACAATACAAATTATTTAAAGACTAGAGAAGAAAGAAGTTTCTCATACATAGATCCTACAACTGGAGAAGAAAAAGAATATAAAAAAGTTTACGTGCCAGAACAAAACCCTAATGATCCAGGAATGATGATGAATACAACAAGATTAAGAACTGGTGGCTTAGCACAAATTAAAAAATTTAACGAAGGTGGTATAAATTATTTACCTTCTAAAATGACTCACGATGAAAATGATTCTAACAATTATGTTAGAGCATCAGGATATGTTGAGGACGGAGCCGGAGTAGGTGATAAAGACGAAGACACAATGTTAGCTCAATTAGCAGACGGAGAGTTTGTGACAAGAGCAGATGGTGTGTTAGGCGCAGGAATCATTGCAGGTGCTAATCCAAATAGCATGAAAGACATGAGAGAAAAAGGTGCTGCCTACTTCTATGAACAACAAAAAAGATATAAAAGAGTATTTGATTTATTGAAGGAGGCAAATGGCAACAGCAAACAAAAAACAAATTAAACCATTAGTAAGTGTAATTCCAATTGAGTCAAAAGACGTTGAGAAATTTTGGCCCTTAGCAGAATTTATGGTAGCTGAAGCTTTAGCCTTTTCAGGAAAGTGGGCAGACTCATCTTATTTTTATGATGAATTAAAAGCGAATACAATGCAACTTTGGGTAATGTTTGGTTCGGATGAGTTTGAAGAAAACAAAGTTTTTGGTATTTGTATTGGACAAATACAAGAACAACCCAATTATAAACAATATGAAATAATAATTTGCACAGGAAAAAGAAGAGAATTATGGGAAGATAATATTGTTAACGAAATTACAAGTTTTGCAAAACTTAACGATTGTAAGAAATTAAATATTATGGCCAGACCTGGTTGGGAAAAAGTTTCCAAAAAATGGGGATGGAAAAAGAAACACGTACAACTAGAGAAATGGATATAGCACTATGGGATTCATGAGACCTAAATCAACTCCTACACCAACTTCACAAACTTATTTTCAAAGGGAAGCACCGGGTATAGAAGAACGAAAAATGGAGTTGATGGACGTAGCAAGAGATATTGCTAATGTACCGATAGACTTACCTGATTATCAAGTTGCACAATTAGGAGCATTAGAACAACAGGGAATTAACGCTGCAGGAACGACAGGTGTTGGAGCACCTACTGTTAGTGCAGGTATTGGATCAATTTTAAACGCAGCAACACCAGTTGGCCAACAACAAATAAATCAATATTTAAATCCTTACCAACAATATGTAACTGATGAAATTGCAAGACAAGGACAAATGATGCAAAACCAATTAGGTGCTAAAGCTATTGGAGCTGGTGCTTTTGGTGGTGGAAGAGAAGGTGTTCAACAAGCAGAACTTCAAGGAAGAACTTTATCTAACATAGGTCAATCTTTAGCTTCAGGATTTCAAACTGCATTAGGTGCAGCTCAAAGACAACAACAAGTTGGTCTGGCTGCAGGACAACAGTTAGGTCAAATGGGTGGATTACAACAACAGATGGCTCAAGGTGATATTAATCAGTTAATGGCTGCTGGAGGATTACAAAGACAATTAGCTCAAGCAACTTTAGATGCACAAAGACAATCAACATTACAACAACAATACGAACCATATCAAAGAGCTGAGTTCTTAGCTAACTTGTATGCAGCAGGACCTAAAACACAATCAGGGGTTACTATGGGAACTGGTCCAAGCACTAGTCCATTTGCACAAGCTGTTGGTACTGGTATAGGAGCATTCACAGCTTACCAAGGCGTTAACCAAAATAAACAGGCTTAGGAGAGTGGATGTCACTTAACAAGATTTTAAACAGACCATTGTTTAGAAAAGAGGCACTTAGAAAAGGTGCGCTTAAAACTATCAATGCAAATGTAGGAGTTATGGTTGGGCAACCGATTGCCTCTGCTCAGGTTCCAGCTTTAAGAAAACCACCAACATTTATGGAGAGAATGGCTGTAAGTGGTCCATCAAGATTTTTAAAAAGTGCAATTAGTATTCCTTCTGTAGGTGGTTACATGGCTGGAGAACAAGTCGCTAAAGGTTTGGGTATTGAAAACCCAATCGGACAAATGGGATTTGGAACAGCTGGATCTATTTTAGCAACTAAAGCATTGCCTGGAATAGCGGCTTTACCAGCTGCTACTTCTGCAGCACTAATGGCAGGTCCAGCATATCTTATGTATGCAGGTAGTAAAGAAAGAGAAAGAATTGCAAAAATGAGTCCAGAAGAAAGAGAAGCTCATAGAAGAAAATCTATGCAGTTTGGAATGTCTTATTTAGACGATGAACAATTTAATCAACAATTTAAACCAAGACCTATTGAAGAAAAAGTTGAGGAAGATAAAAAAATAATAGCAGGTAAAAGAAGATCTTATAGAACAGGTTTTGAAAACAGAGCCAAAGAACTAAAAGCTGAAGGCGATCCACTGCTACAGGACAACGTAGCTAATGCAGATGATATAGCAGATTTAGATGCAGTTCAAGAAAATGCTGTAAACATAGACAGCACAGGAATGCCTCCAGGACCTCCGGGAAGCACAGATACTTTACCAACAACTACCAAGGTTGTTGATAAGGATATGCCTGAAGCTGAAAAGAAAAATATTCAAAACCAAAACACAGCTCAAGGTAATAATGAAATTACTTTAGGTGGCCCATCAGATGATGTTGATTTTAATAAAACAATTGCACTTGCTAAAAAATATCAAGAAGAAGTATTCAAAAATGAAGGTTCACAAGCAGGTTTAGTGTTTTTAGCTAATCTTGCATCAGGATTATTAACAGGAACTACTAAAAAGGGTGGTCTTGCAGGAGCTATGGAAGTATTTGGTCAAGCAATAGGCCCTGCTGTAAATAATTACGCAACAATAAAATTAAAAGAAGGCGAGCTTAGAGCTCAGAATAGAGAAGCATCGTTAAATGCTGCATTAGATCATATGAAATTTGTTAATGAAAATGCAGTAGCGGAAAGACCTGATCAAACTGGTGGAATAGTTCAAATAAGAGGAGCTGATGGTAGGTTGAGAAACTACAAAGCTTATCAAATGAAAGATGGAACGGTGACAATGGCTGCAGGAATTGGAGCTGATGGTAGAGAAATGTTTGTACCTGTTTCACAAGGAGCACCAATTGCTGATAGTAATGGTCAACTGATTGGTCAGTTTGAAAATTTCTTAGAACAAAAGAATGTAGATAAAAGATTATTCGATATTCAAGATGTATTAGGAAATAGATACAACGCATTATCTGTAACTAGAGATGTTTTAAAAACTTTAAATCAAATGGATGAGTCTGGAGAGACTGTAAAAGCCGGTGCTGCGTTATCTATTGATCAATTTACTAGAAGATTAAGTGGTGTTGCAAAAGAAGTATTAGGGTTCGAAGTGTCCTCAATGTCATTAGATGCTTTACAAGCAAAAGTAGATGAACTACAAGCAGATGAGTATGCTGCAATAGATAGAGATCCTGATTTAAGTGATGCAGGTAAAGAAGCAGCTAAGAAAAATTTAGATAGTGGAAATTTAATAAAACAAGCTAAAGCTAGATTAAGTAAAAGAGGAATGTTATCTGGATTATCTAGAACAGAACAAGAGAAGCTTGCTGTACAAGAAGTTACACTGACTTATGCACTTGCAAACACATTTAAAGATCAAGATAGATTAACACAAAGAGATGTTAATGCTGCTAAAGAAATTGTAAATATATTCTCTTTAACTAGATCTTCTAAAGATGTTAAAGCTTCTATTGAAGCAATTGGAAGACAACTTGAATCTGATATTAGAAGACAAGAAAGTCTTTACACAACAGCAGGTGGATTAGAAACTACATTAAAAGATTTAAGAAAACTAAAAAACTTTGAAGTATTTGAAGGAGAAGGTGGTGTTGCTTCTCAATTAGCAGAAGATTTAAGTTTAGAAGAGATAGAAAATATTATTGAAGGGATAAACTAATGGCTTCCTTAAAAGATATTCAAGATCAAATTGATAACAATACATTTGACCCAAATAAATTAAACGCAAGACAAAGACAAGCGGTTGATGAAGCTATAAAAAGAGGATTGATCACTGGTCCTTCTATGTCAGAATTACAATCACAAAGAGCAGGTGCTGCAAGAGATGTAGCAACCATGGATGAGGCTGTTAAAAATCCTATTGGTGTAAGATTACAACAAACAGGAAGTTCACTAGATGGTAGATCAGAAGCAGTTCTTGCAGGAGATCTTATAGGATCAATTACACCTTATGTTTCAATGAGAAAAAAAATATTTAGTGCAGCTAAATCAAAAGTACCAGGAGATAAGTCAACTGGACTATTTGCTAGAACTAAAATGTTTAGCAACTTTGCTGATAAACTTACAACAAGATTACCAGGAAGATTTAAATTATTAGGCGGCTTAGCAAAATTAGTTGCAAAAGTAGCAGATCCAACTGTTGGTAGAGTATTAGCTAGTCCACTTGGTAGAGCAGAAGTATATTCTGTATTAGGGGGTACTGCAGGTGCAGGTGCAGGTTCGGTTACTTATGATATGTTAAATGAAACTGTTGGAGTTGCAGCAATGGATGCAATAGCTTCTGACATGGAAAACATGAACCCAAAAGAAGTTAATACAGATATGATGGCGAATGCAGCAGACTCTATGTTTACAGCTTTAGCATGGAACGCTGGTGCTGCAACATTAACACCAGTTATTACAAAAGGTTTAGGTAAAGTTGGAAGATTGATGATTGGTGCCAAATCAAAAGATGCAAAAGAATTAGTAAACATCGCAAGAGATAAAGGTTTACCACTTCCTATGGTAATGACTGCACAAGAAGGTACAGGTCTTCTTGGTGGTTTTGCTGCTAAGTATTTTAAGGTA